GAAGTCTATTATAAAACGCTGCGCCCGGCGCTACCCCCCCATGCCCCACCCACAAGGCACGCTGAAGTAGTACAAAAGCACTGGTAGGCACGGAAAAGGCACTAACATGTAACGCGCGCGTGCAGGCACGTTCCAATATTCCTCTCAAAATCTGTACGCCCTAACCAAACCTTAACCAGACCTTAACCAAACCTTAGTGGTAATGGGAGCCGATCCGTGATCTCATAGTGTCATCGGGAGGCAAGCGGCTGACCGATCAACCAAGAGAGACCAAAGGTCCGTAAGTAGGTTGATCAACCAGCCGCATAAGTGTCACCCGGTCAACCACAACCTGGGCAGCCGATCCCATAGGATAGCTGCAAGCACCTAGACAACCGCATAAACATTCACGTGTGACCAATTGCCGACTCACAGGCTTTGTTTGATCATGGGTGACAGGTAGCAAGCTTGACGCTTAGGATCAAATCCTTCTACCTGTTATTGCTACTCACTGAGAGTAGCTATTGTTTAGGTCCATGCGTGTTCACATCACTCCACGTAGCTCTAATGTTAAAACTGGACCAATACCAGTTACAACAACTGAGCGTGCATCGTGTCCATCAACATGTCCCTTTTATGACAAGGGGTGCTATGCAAAGTCAGGACCGTTAGCGTTACACTGGCGCAAGGTATCTGATGGCGAGCGTGGCACTGACTGGCAGGGTTTGTGTGACTTTGTTCAATCATTACCAGCCAAACAGTTATGGCGACACAATCAAGCTGGTGACTTACCGCACTTAGGTGGTGACATTAGTTTGTCTAAGATGGCGCATCTTGTTATTGCTAACATAGGCAAGCGTGGTTTCACATACACTCACCACGTCTTAAATGAGCATAACAAGTCTATAATCAAGCGATCCAATCGCCATGGTTTCACTGTCAACGTATCCACTGAATCTAAGGCTGATGCTGTCTCTGCTTACAATCAAGGACTGCCAGCAGTTGTTGTGGTTCCTAGTGATCACGCTGATACTGCTGAGCATGAGGGTGTTAAGTTTGTCACCTGTCCTGCCCAAACTAATGACACAATGACATGTTCAGAGTGTAAGCTATGTTCACAAGCTGATCGCAAGTGTGTTGTTATGTTCAAGGCGCATGGTAACGCCAAGCGCCACGTATCTGAGCTAGTAGGTTAAGACCTACAGGCAGGTTTGAGTCCTGCCCTAGCTATTGCCAGGCAATGAGTCTGGCTACTGTTTAAAGATCATGGGTTTCCGTTCTGCAATCAAGAGCAACATCAAGCGCCAGCTGTGTGAGCTTTCGATCAACGCTGTGTCTGAGGTAGTTTATAACTACATCAAGCACAATCCTGGCTCTAGGTTATGTGAGGTCTCGAAAGACTTAATGCCACACGGTGAGACATCAAGGTTATTTACCTCACACATTATCAAGGACCTAGTTAACAATGGCAGGGTTGTTAGGGATGATCGGCTGAAGCACAAGCCTGTCTACTATGTCAACTAATGACAGAGAGGGAGGGGGTTCACTCCCCTTCCTTTTTTCCACCATCATCATGGTTCCACCATCATCATCACCGCTGCTATCATCATCACCACTATGATCAAGCTACACTACATCAAAAACGAAGATGCTTCAATCGTGTATGATTACGATTGTTACAACAACAGCTTCGACAAAAAGAATGCTGTTGATTGGATCTTAAGCCAAGGCTATGAACTAGTAGGGGAGAGTTAGTCTCTCTCCCTTTTTTCCACCATCATCGCTGCTATGATCAAACCACATCAATGGATTCTGTTTGCCATGAACTTAGCTGTAGACATGTGGACAGAAGATTACTATGAATTCCTTTCACAACTTGATGGAGAGTATGAATGATGCGTTATCAAGTGCTCTACACACATGGTGGTGCTGCCTGTTCTGGCAACATCACAGCTTGTGAATACGTGACAGCAAGCACATCTATGGAGGCATGGAGCAAAGGCGAGGCTTTAGCTGTAGGCTTTGAGCGTGTCGCTGATGTCGTGCCTGTCAATCAACCACCAAATCAACACGGAGCTGAATCATGAGGATCACCATTGCTGCGTTCGCTGTCATCATTGCAGCCAATCTTGGGTTAGCAGTAGCTGACTCAGCCAAAGACACACAAGACAAGCAGCTTGCTAAGATGTATCCACACCTAGTAAAGCAATGATCAGTAAGCATTGGGATGTGATGAACAAGTTAGAGGAGTCTTTCTCTCGCATCAGTACAATCAATGTCATGCTAGAAGAACTGACTGAAGCAATGGATGACAACCGAATGGATGCTGCCCATGATATTGTACATGCACTAAATGCTTTCATGCCAGTGTATACAGACAACTGGGATCGTAACTTTAAGAAAGCATGGGATGAGGTGGTAAAAAGTAACTGGTAACTAGTTGCGGACCCTCACGCATTGTTGGATCAAGGGATTTTCTCTATGACCATTGTCTATGAAGCGAAAGCAGATCAATCTAACCGAGACAGAGCTGGAGATCATCACTGATGCCCTTGCACGGGCTTGGTGGATTCGCTATGATCCAAAGTTAGAGCCAAACGTGGAGCCTCACCACAACCTCTACAACCGTCTTGTTTCTATCCATGCAACACTCACCGAAGCCAATTCCTAATTCCATTGTGACTCCTATCGTAGCCATTCTTTTTACGTGGTTATGTTTAGGTCTTGTTGCTCATCATGTTGAGCAGAACAAGTACAACCCAAGCACCAAATCTTTCCGCCTTATGTGATACTCATGTCAAGACCAGATCCTTTCGGTAATCGTATTGATGAAGTCATGGAGTGGGATGCCACTGATGACCTCACTGAATATACAGCTGCTGATGGTATGGAGGCAGCTGCAATGTGGGATTTGCCTGAAGCTTTTGTCTGTATCATCAGATCAGAGGCAAAGAATGGTAAGATTACCGAGAAGGCTTATCGTTCCAGCACTGCTGCAAAGAAACACTTGCTCAAATGCGTAAACAAGAAAGAGAGAGTCTTAATTCTCACTGACTCAACCATCTCTATGCCTTTGATTGATGACAACGACGATGCTTAACTTTTATGATCTTGCAGACTTACTAAGTCTTGATGGCAACTCTGTAGACTATGACACAGGTGAGGTTTTCTATCTACCTGAGTCACTTCATCTTATGATCATGCTTGCAGCTCTTGGTAAGATTACGGTAGGTCGTGATGAATTTCATCAACCAACGTTTTTCATTCCTGACCTGAACATCAGTACCATTGAACAGTACTGTGAGGCTCATCCATCCGATCCCCAATGCAAATGCTATGAAGTTTAAACCGCTGACACAAATCGAGATTGACAATCTTGATGAGCACCAATACTCCATGTTCCTAGCTTATGGCGACACCTTCACAGATCCAAAGACAAGTCAAGTTGGAGGAAGAGGCGTTGAGTTGTGGGAAGGAGAAGCTTCACGACTCATTGCAGAGGCTTCAAGAGAGAAGCTATGCATCAGCAAGTGTGTATGGAACAGCAAGTATCTCAGCGGCATTACCTGATGTCATAGAGAGTGTTGAAGTTGAGTTAAAGAAGCTTCGTAAGGGTCAGGCGGGTCAGTATTACAAGCCAGTGTCTGAGCACATTGATAATCTTGAGTCATTAGCTATTGCTACTATTGCTCTCAAGGTTACCTTTGATTTAGTGTTCAGCATGAAACGTAATGCAGATCTACTCACCAATGTATTGGTGTCCATTGGCTCTGCTCTTGAGGCTGAGTGTAAGTTCAGGTGGTACAAGAAGAACTATCCTGGTCTTATGAAGTACGTTGAAGATAAGTACTATCATGAGTCATGTGGTACTGAACAGAAACAAGCTATTGCTTCTGTTATCTTCGGTCGTAAGGACATTCATTGGCCTACGTGGCGCATCAAAACACGAGCATCTCTTGGAGCTTGGTGTCTTGATCGAGTCATGAGCACCACTGGATGGTTCGAGAAGAGCCTTGAGAAGCGTGGGAAGCGTATGCTGACCCGTGTTGTACCTACGCCTGCTTTCATGGAGGTCAGAGACCAGCTCATCAGCACTGCTGAGATGTTTTCCGGCATTCCATGGCCTATGCTTGTGGAACCTAATGACTGGACAAACGAAAGGTCAGGAGGGTACCTCACAAACGAGCTAATGCGGGGTCATGAGCTGACTCGACGCGGTAACCACCACATAAAACACGGGGAAACACCGCTGAGGTTTTTAAACAAGCTTCAGAAGGTGAGATACTGTGTCAACCCTCATGTCTTAGAAGTTGCTAAGCACTTCCAGGAGAGGGGGGTGAAGATTGGTAAGTTCATTCCATTATGTGAAGCGTACAAGCCTCCTAAACCTCCTGACATTGAGGAGAATGATGAAGCTAGACAATCCTGGAAACGGGAGATGGCTGAGTCATACAATGCTGATCGACTGAACTTCAAGAGATCAGTAAGAACAAGAACTCAGCTAGAAGCAGCTGAGAAGTTTAAGGATGAATGCTATTTCCTTTGTTGGTCTTTTGATTATCGAGGAAGAGCGTATCCTATTCCTGCACACTTAACACCTCAAGATACAGACTTTGGTAAAAGCCTGATAAGGTTTGCTGACGAGTCTTTTGTTACACCTGAATCAGAGGAGTGGTTAGCTTTTCAAGTTGCTACTACCTTTGGTCTAGACAAAGCTACAATGGCTGAGCGTCTGGAGTGGGTGAAGAACAACCATGACTTGATCACAAAGATCGCTACCGATCCCATAGACAATCTTCCTGAATGGGAGGGTGTCGAAGAACCATGGCAATTCATGGCAGCATGTCATGAGTATTACCACTGCTGTATTGAATGTGATAAACAGCATACTGGTCTGATGGTTGCTGTTGATGCTACCTGTTCTGGTCTACAGATTCTTGCAGGTCTTGCTAAAGATCAATCAACTGCTAGTCTTGTTAATGTTTGTCCAGGTGACAAACCTTCTGATGCTTACAAAGCAGTAGCTGAGGAAGCCAAGAAGTATCTTCCTAGTGAGATGCATCCTTGGATGACAAGGAAGACTACCAAACGCACCGTCATGACCATCCCATACAATGCAACCAAGTCGTCATCATGGACGTACATCAAGGAAGCATTGATTGAGCAAGGGTTTGAGCCTACCAAGGAACAGATCTCTCAAGTAGTGGATGCTGTCTATCAAAGTATGGATGCTATTGTTCCTGGTCCTATGCGTGTTATGCGTTGGATTAAGAAACATGTTGGTCAATACATCAGAGATGGTGCTGACCATGTTGAATGGACCACACCTTCTGGGTTTGTGGTCAATCAGAAGAGGAACAAGAAGGAGACCAATCAAATGGATCTCCAGCTCATGGGACGAACACGTGTTAACATAACGGTGGGTGAGGGAGATCCTTGTCCTACTCGTCACAAGAGCAGCACAGCTCCTAATCTGATCCATTCACTGGATGCATCCATTCTCCATGAAACATTTCAAAGATTCAATGGACCATTCACTGTCATCCATGACTCGGTGTTATGTCGAGCAACTGACATGGGAGCACTTAACAAGCTTGTGCGAGAGACCTACACGGACATCTTCACAAGAGATTGTTGGCTCACTAAATTTGGTGAAGCAATCAATGCAAGCGAGTCACCACCCATTGTCGGTACACTAGATCCTGAGGTTGTCGAAGAGTCAACCTATTTTTTCTGCTAATTCCACTATCATCAAATGACTACTTACGTCACTAAAGAACCCGTCACCCTGGATGGTTATCAAGCCATCCTGAAGCCTTCTGAGTATGGTTTCACCCTCACTGCTATGCTTCCTAAGGAACTCATTGACACCCTTCAGGATGAGCGTGAGGGAGGTTTGGAATGGGCTCGTAGCAAGACCAAGAACCCTAAGCGAGCTGTTGTCAACCCAGAACCATGGGAAGAAGCTAGCGATGGTATGTACCAATGCAAGTTCCGTTGGAAAGATGGTGATAAACTGATTCCTGTTGTCGTTGACACTGAAGGGACAGTCATCACTGATACCAATCTGCCTCTTTATAGTGGGAGTAAGGTGAAGCTAGCCTTTATTCAGAAGCCTTACGCACTCCCTGCTGGTAACATTGGTACGTCTCTCAAACTTAAAGCTATTCAGGTTGTCAGTCTGAATACTGGTGCTGGTGTTGTCGATAGCGGTGACCTGGACGCTGAAGACGCTGCAGCTTTGTTTGGTGAGACAAAGGGGTTCAAGACCTCTGAACCGAACCCTGAGGCTGCTCCTGACACTTCTGTAGATGAGGACTTCTGAGAGTTCGATGATCTATACGACGCTTACATTGTCCCTGATTCCTACTTTAAAATTTGATGCGTAGTCGCCTGGAAGAACAGGTGGCTGAGTTGTTAGATAAGCTGAACATCGAGTACAGTTATGAACCTGATAAGTTCAGCTACGTCATCGAGGCTAAGTACACTCCTGACTTTAAGATTGGGGATGTGTACCTTGAGACAAAGGGTTTCTTCAAGCCTGCTGATCGTCGCAAGATGTTGGCAGTCAAGAAGTGTAACCCTGATCTTGACATTCGCCTGGTCTTCCAAGCGCCTTACAATAAGATCAGTAAAAACTCCAAGACCACCTACGCCATGTGGGCTGAGAAGAACGGCTTCATGTGGTGTCCTTATTACGAAATCCCTCTTGATTGGTTAAATGAGCCTAAAGAAAAGTCTTAGTGGCAAGATCCACTTAAGTAAAAAGAAGAAGAGTCGTCGCCCACTCAAGGGTGTCAAGCCTTATCGAGGTCAGGGGCGCTCATGACTTACACTCCAAAACCCTTTGGCTCTAAAGAACGTATGAAGCAGGATTTTTCTGACATTTTAGCAGAAGTGTCAGAAACCTACGACCCTTGTGAGGTTGCTGACGCTTTCCTTGAGGAGCTAGATAGTTGGGCTGCCTACCACGAAACCTGTAAAGCCACCTATGAGTCTGTCAAAGCCGCCCTCCGAAAGCGAGTTTCAGAGACATGAACCTTGCCCCTCGTGCGGGAGCAGTGATGCTCTCGCTCGCTACA